CTCAAAAAAATTTCCGTGGGCCACAAAGACGCCACAAGGTCGCGTATAATTACTCCGTAAGCCGCAAAGGAATGATGAGCGACTTAATTTTTCATGTCTATAAGGGTAAGGAAGTCAAAGCGCATAACCTGACAGCAGACGAACTGGAGACTCTCATTCACTCCAAACAAGTCAAACTTGGAGAGGATGAGATTTTACCGTTAGAACTGTCAAAAAACACTGAAGGCTCTTATTGACAAAGAGCCTATATACGTTGTATGATTACATTAAACCACTGAGAAATTTTCATGGCGAAAGGATTTAGAGTACAGGCAGCGGAACCAACGGCGCCTGCGGATGATTTTGACATTGAAGCATGTAGAGAACATATTCGTGGTAAGAAGATCGTATTTTGTCTTCCAGGTCGCGGATGTTCTTATACGTTTCTAAAGAGTTTTGTACAACTGTGTTTTGATCTTGTACAGTGTGGTGCAAGCATTCAAATCTCACAGGACTATAGTTCCATGGTGAACTTTGCACGATGCAAGGTACTTGGAGCGAACGTGTTGCGTGGAAAGAATCAAATTCCATGGGACGGGAAACTGGAGTATGACTATCAGTTGTGGATTGATAATGATATTGTCTTCAACACTGAAAGTTTTTTCCGTCTCTATCAGTTAGCGATGGAAAAAGAGATTGCATGTGGATGGTATGCCACTGAAGATGGTCACACAACTTCCGTTGCTCACTGGCTTGACGAAGAATCCTTTAAAGCCAACAAAGGTGTGATGAACCATGAGACTGTAGAGACGATGAGTAAGCGTCGTAAACCATTCACTGTGGACTACACAGGTTTTGGATGGGTTTTGATTCAAAAAGGTGTCTTTGAGAACTTGGAGTATCCATGGTTTGCACCACAGATGCAAGTCTTCGAATCTGGTGAGGTTCAGGACATGTGTGGTGAGGATGTCAGTTTCTGTCTCGATGCAAAGAAAGCAGGCATGGAGATCTGGTGCGACCCTCGTATCCGTGTTGGGCATGAAAAAACCAGAGTCATTTGAGGTTTATAGAGTTTGTGTCGAAGGGCGCGTAGTCTTCTCGGGTACTGAAGATGAAGCCCTTGACATGATCCAAGACCTCTCGATACAATACTTTGAAACGGGTTCACCAGACCCGTCTACCATCACTTTAGAAAGAATTCCTGAGAATGGCTAAACTGAAAGCATCCCTAACAGGGAAAACGATTATTCAATCAAAACCAAAAAATACTCGACAGGGTTGCGGTCAACATACTAAATATGCTGCAACTTCACGAAACAAAGCACGTAAGCGTTACCGAGGTCAAGGAAAATGAGTTATAACATCGAACTTCGCACTCCAGAAGGAACCACAACCATCACCTGCGATGAAGACACTTACATTCTTGACGCAGCAGAAGAACAAGGAGTTGATCTTCCATATAGTTGCCGTGCTGGTGCATGTTCTTCTTGCGCCGGCAAGATCCTTGAAGGGACTGTGGACAACGAAGATCAAACCTTTTTGGATGATGAACAAATTGAAGCCGGTTACGCACTCCTTTGCGTGGCTTATCCAACTAGTGATCTTGTCATTCAAACAGATGCTGAAGAGGAACTCTAATGGCTCCAAGGTACATTCATAAAAATGGTAAGTCCTATATTGATAAAAGGACTCTACCAAAAAAGAATAAACCAAAGAGAAAGAAAAAATGAGTCAACTAGTCGTCAATCTCCCTCCACAGAAAGTCTGGGTTCGTAAAGAATACCTTAGAGATCTACAGGATGGTCATGGCGAGTTTGTAGAAGGCGTCTGGGTGTCGGCTAAGTCGATACCTGGGCGCGCATTTTATTTTGAGACGTATTTACCAGAATACGCAGCAATGTATGATAAACTCCCTATCAGTGCATTTGTGTCCCGCCCAGAGACGCCTGACCCCGACCTAGACCTTCCTAATCTACAGTTTTGGAACTGTATGGACTATGGTGTTAGGTGTATTGAGAAACAATTCATTGGTTCTATGGACTTTGTATGTCATACAAGAAACTATGGAGCTATTTCTGGTGAATATTTGTTTACATTGGATAATTTCCATCCCGATGTGGACATAACTAACTGTAACGTGAGTGAAATTCCTGACGAACACAAGTCTCATAACTGCATTGAACTTGAAAATGGTCAATTTGCACTCTATCCAAACAATAGAATGCGTATTTTTGACCTTTCGATCACTCCAGAAACACCAAAAACACCTGATTTTAAGGTTTCTACCAAATACTATCAGGTTGAGAATGGTGTAAGATGGGGAAGATTAGGTGATACCGACGATTATTTTTGGAAAACACCCGAAGAAAGTAAAATTTGTCCAAATTGCGGACAAAATCCTTGTGATCCACGTTGTATAAATGCTGACTAGGGATAGGAACCCCTTAAAAAGTTCTGTTTTTCCTATAAAGACAGAAAAATGGCTAGAAATCCAGTAGATTTGGGTAAAGATTTCATCCAAAAAGGGATGAGACTAATCACTCATCGGTCATCAGATGCACTTTTGAAGAAGGCTCATGACCAAAAGTATCAAATTCCCGAAGATAGAATGTCAAGACCATGTGGAGGTGCTGGTGGTTTTGATGATTTTGTTGAACGTTGGCATGAGTAGTATAAATATAGCAGAAAAATTGTATCGTTAGATGCCTGTCGTCCGTACATCACGTCGATTTAAAGACATTTCGTTGTCTTTTCGAAGGCATCCTGTGACTAATGACATAGTTGCACTCACAAATGAGGATGCAATCAAGAGATCTGTCCGAAATCTTGTTGAAACGATCAATACTGAGAGACCTTTTAACTCTTTGATTGGTTCTGAAGTTAGAAATAGTTTCTTTGAACCAGCTGATCAAGAAATTTTGACAAGATTAGAGGTTGAAATTGAGACTTCTATCAAAAACTTTGAACCAAGAGTTAGATTAACATCGGTTTTTGCATCTCATCCACCCGATACTAATGAAATTGCGGTAGAAATCACCTACGACATCATCGGATTACCGTTACCAACACAAGAAGTCACATTCATTCTTCAACCAACTAGGGAATAATGGCGTTTACTCAATATACAAACCTAGATTTTGAACAAATTAAAGCGGCTTTACGCGAATATTTGAGGTCAAACTCTAATTTTACTGATTTTGACTTTGAAGGTTCTAACTTATCGATTTTAGTTGACACTCTAGCGTACAATTCGTATATTACGAACTATAATGCAAACATGGTCGCCAATGAGGCGTTCATTGATAGTGCAACATTGAGAGAAAACGTAGTTGCATTAGCTAGAAATATTGGGTATGTCCCCTCTTCTAGAAGAGCTGCATCTGCAAATATCAGTTTTAGTGTTGATCTGGGTAGTTCATCCACAAAGACCTCTGTAACCCTCAAGGCGGGTCTTGTGGCCCTTGGAGATTTCGCAAATACCAACTATACGTTCGTAGTTCCAGAGGATGTAACATCACCAGTTGTTGACGGAATTGCATTTTTCACCATTGATATCAAACAGGGAACATTCTTAACCAAAGAATTTATTGTTGACACTTCTCAGTCAAATCAAAGATTTATTATTCCAAATCCATTCGTTGATACTTCAACTTTGAAGGTTTCTGTCAAGGACACAGCAAGTTCTACGACACAGGTTGTATATTCTCAAGTTGATAATATTGTTGGAATCAAAACAACATCTGAGATTTACTTGTTACAAGAAGTACAAGATGAAAAATATGAAATTTTATTCGGTGACGGTGTAATTGGTAAGAGGTTATCATCAGGAAACGTTGTTACAGCGTCTTACGTTGTCTCTGATGGTGAAAACGGTAATGGTGTTGCAAACTTCTCATTTGTTGGAAAGTTAGTTGACAACAATGGTGCATTGGTCGTAACTGGTGTCTCTGATATCAATACTAATCAACCATCAAGAAATGGATCTGAGATTGAAAATATCAGCACGATCAAAAATTTAGCTCCTAGAGTTTATGCATCACAACACCGTGCAGTAACTGCAAATGATTATGAATCTATTATCGCAACAATCTATTCAAATGCAGAAGGTGTAATTGCATATGGTGGAGAAGATGCAACTCCACCTCAATTTGGTAGAGTTTTTATATCAATCAAACCAAAGAACGGACAGTATGTCAGTGAATTTGATAAGAGACAATTATTACAAGATCTGAAATCTTACAGTGTTGCTGGAATTCAACCACAAATTGTAGATTTGAAGTATTTGTATGTAGAACTTGATAGTAGTGTTTACTATAATACTAATGCTTTACTAAGTCCAGCTGACTTGAAGACTGGGGTAGTAAACTCTCTGACAACATACTCAAAATCTGCAGATCTGAACAAATTTGGTGGCAGATTCAAATACAGTAAGGTTCAAAAAATCATTGATGACACCAATACTGCAATTACTTCTAATATCACAAAGGTAATCATTCGCAGAAACTTAGAAGTTGACACTGCAAACTTTGCACAGTATGAAATTTGTTATGGAAATCAATTCCATGCAGGTAGAAGAGGTTATAACATTAAGTCTACTGGATTCACTGTTGATGGAATTGTTGGGACTTTGTATTTTGGTGACGTTTGGGAAAGTGCAACAACTGGTCGTCTTTTTGCGTTTAGGCTTAACAAAAACGGAACACCAGAGGTAGTCATTTCAAATGCTGGTACTGTCAAATATGACGTTGGTGAAATCCTTATAGATACAATAAGGATTTTGTCAACAGTTAAACCTAATAATATTGTAGAAATTCAGGCCATTCCCGAATCAAATGATATTATTGGATTGAAAGATCTTTTCCTTCAACTTTCTGTTGCCAACAGTAACATTAGTACTATTGAAGACTTGATATCAACAGGTGCTGACAATTCTGGTACTAGGTTCATTTCCACTTCTAGCTTCTCCAACGGAAAATATATTAGACAGTAATGATCGACACCGCTTCCAAGAAAGTCCAGATCAATCAGATCGTTAGAAGTCAATTACCTTCTTTTATACAAGAGGAAAGTCCTCTTTTTATTGATTTCTTAAGTCAGTACTACCTTTCGCAAGAGTATCAAGGTGGGCCAATTGATATTATCACCAATTTTAACGAATATCAAAAGACAGAGACTTTTAGTGGAAATACAAATCTAATTGGATTTACCACCTGTACAAGTGCAGTAGCTTCGTATGATGATACGATCAATGTAACTTCTACTGATGGATGGCCAAAGACTTATGGTCTTTTGAAGATTGGAAATGAGATCATTACATACACTGGAATCACAACCAACTCGTTTACTGGTTGTATTCGTGGATTTAGTGGTATTGAAAACCTCCATAAACCCAATGAAACTGAAAAACTAGTTTTTAGTTCAAGTGAAGCGTCAAATCATACATCAAATACAAAAGTTGAGAATTTAAGCAATCTTTTCTTACAAGAATTTTGGGATAAAACAAAGAAACAATTCCTTCCAGGATTTGAGAACAGAAAATTAAATGATGCTGTAGATAAAGCCAATTTCTTAAGACAGGCTAAGGATTTTTATGCTTCAAAAGGTACAAGTGAAGCGATAAAAATTCTTTTCAATGTCCTTTACAATAAAAGAGCCGATATTGTAAAACCGATTGAATATCTCTTTACACCATCTAATGCAGATTATGTTGTTACTGATGATTTTGTAGCAGAATTGATCAGTGGAAATCCATTAAATGTAATTGGACAAACTTTATATCAAACTAATAATGATGGCGCAAGTGGAGCTATTTTTAACGTCCAAAGATATACAAAGAATGATAGAGAGTATTATATTATCAGTTTGAGTAAGGAATCCGAGACTGGTTCTTTTGTAGTCACTGGATCTTCAACATTATTAAAAAATGTAGCTATTGGCGCTACGGTAATTAGTGTTGATTCTACTCTTGGATTTGGAAATACGGGATCTATCTATGTTGGTGCGGGTCAAACTGTAGGAATTGCAACATATACTAATAGATCTTCAACGCAATTCTTTGGTGTAACAGGAATTACATCATCATATTCTGATGGGGAATTTGTAAGAGGGTCTAGAACTATTTTTGCTTATGAAAATGGAGATATAACGAAACCAGTATACTTTAGGTTGACTTCTGTTGTCTCTGGTGTAGATTTAGATGGTGTTGGATATTTACTTTCTAATGATTTACTTAAACCAAAATCTTTAGGTAAATTATCTTCACCAACCAATTATAGACTCAATTCTTGGTTGCATAATTTAAAAACAAAAACTAATGTTGCAAAAAATCTTGATAACAAATCTATAATTGATACTACAACGAATATTGTAACAACTGTTGATCCACACTTACTCAAACTTGACGATTCTGTAACCCTCGTTGATGAAAGTTCTGCAATTCCATCAAATGTAGAAGGAACAGTATCTCAAATTATCAATTCCACACAATTTAAAGTTAATATTTCATCTGGATCAGTCAATACATCAAAGACTTATAGTGTAAGAAGAAATTTAACATTTGCATCCAGCAATTCCACAACTATTAATGTTTCTCAGTTTTTGTCTGGTGTTCAAAACACATATTTGAATCTTGAAGGTGACAAATTCTATGTAACTTCTGGATCTTTACCCTTTTACAAAATTTACGCGACTAGTAGGAGAAAATCTTTTACATCTAGTAATGTAAGTGGTACTAGAATTGATATTACAAATCACGAATTCTATACTGGAGATACCGTAAAGTATTATCCAGTTGGGGGAGCTGAAATTGGTGGATTGTCAACAGGAACCGAGTATGTAGTAAGAAAAATTAATGATGATACAATCTCACTTTCAAATAGTAAGATTGATGCATATTCGAAGAGATTTATTTCTCTCTCTACACAAAATGCAGGAACAAATCATATTGTTGTTCCTGCAGATCTCGCAAGAAAAAATGTACAATATCAAAACTTCTTAAGAGAATTTGATGTAACTCCAAAACCCAAGAAAAATGACAGACCATTCCAAAACGAAACCATTGGTATGTTTGTCAATGGTGTTGAAATTTTCTCAAATAGATCTGGAGATGTAATTTACAATGGTTCTCTGGATTTCATTGATGTTGAAAATGGTGGATCTGGATATGATGTAATAAATCCACCAAATATTCACATTAAAGATTCTGTTGGTTCTGGAGCCACTGCTTTTGCTGTTGTTGAGAATGGATCCTTTAAGTCCATAGACATCACTTATCGTGGTTTTGATA